ACGGCTGAATAGTCCACATTTAAAGGTTGTGGGTCAAAATCACTTAGAACTCTAACACTATCTTCTGTATAGATTAATTCTACACTCTGTTTAGTAGTTCCAACAGTATATAATACATCTCCATTAGCATTTTCAATAACTACCTCATTATCATTTGTATCCACCTTTGTAATAGAGATATATTTCCCTTGGCTTGTTATGTCTGGGTTTGGAATAGTTGCGACAACATCACCATTAGTGCTATCCACTAAATACTGCTTTCCAGCTTCGGCCGTAAAATCTGTGTCAATCTCAACAGTGTTTAACTTTCCCCCACCCTCAATCTTATTCCAATGACCTATTGTGCCATCTGTTGGGGCTATGCCGTCGGTAGCTTGGGAGTTAAAAGCGTAAAAGATTATATCTGGCAAGTAAGAGGTAAGCTGTCTTACTTCTCCCTCTTTAGGTGCCTCTATATCTGCTAATGTAGATTCATCTTGGGTTGGAGTCTCTAAAAGAGAAAAATAACTTCCACCACTTCCGATATGTGCCTCACCTAGTTTGGATGCGTAAATTTGCCTAACATTTTTACTCCCCAAATCTACCGTATCTTTTCTAACCAATAATCCACCAATAAAATATAATCCCTTTTCTTGTAAGTCTGGTATTGGTTCGTCTATATGCTGGTAACTAGCAGTATTCAAAGATGTATACTTTCTATCCCCTCTTACTATCTTTAAATCTCCATTCTTAGAGAGATATAGCTTTTGAAAGGTGGTGTTATAATCTTTGCTTAACTCTTTAACTGTTCCCCCCTCTACATAGTGGAGAGGGTCTATCTCGGTTTGATTAGGGTCTGTAATGTTTCCATCTGTGTCTATATAGTCAAAAGTTTTGCTTAGCTGTTCTGGGATATCGTATATATCAAATGCGATTCTTTCAGGGTCAAATATTGTTAGTCTCCCTTGTCTAATTCCAATATCCAAACCACTACCCAAGACTAAATCAAAGCCATTTTTAACAGCCCCAATATTAGTATTAAACTCTTTCTGTTTATGAACTAAATCTACTTTTAACCACTTAGAGTTATCATTTAAAGGAGAATCTGCAACATTATCAACCGTATCAATAGCCCTGAAAATATCGCCACTGCTTGGGTCAATAGCATACAGAACACCATCTGTCCCAAAGACTCTTAATTTGCTATCATATCTTAGTATTAGGTGGTTATCTTTTATATCCGTTTGATTATATGTCTTTATCATTATTTAACTCCTTGTAGAGTGATAAAGTCCCCTTGATAAATAAAATTAGTTGCTATCGTATTGGATAAGTCTAGTTTTATCTGATTAACTCCATTTACTTTCACTTTACTTGGTGGAACTAAAACGCCATTATATGTGATATTAGCCCCTGAAACCTCAAAGAGAGTCTTATTTATATCTGAAGTTAAAAAGCTTACATTCTCTAATTGTCCGATTGTAAAATCCAAGGTATTACCATCGCTATCCGTTAAGCTAGTAGCCGTGCTATCTACTCCTACATTAACTAATATAACTCTATCATCTTTTATAGCTTGGTCACTATTGCTACTTGCTTCAACATAGAAAGGGTGTGGTTCTTGTAGGTCTAATAATTCATCTTCAGCAAATCCACCAAGTCTATAATTCTCAAGAACTCTACCCTCTTTTTGTGCTACTGCTAAAGTTCCCTTGTTATATGCCTCATTCCAATATACTTTATAATCTCCACTCGGAATTTCGACAGCTTCCAAAATGTGGTTCTCATCATCCCACGCCACAAAGGACAATTGAACTCTATTATCTTGGAGTGGTTCTCCATCTGTGTGGTCGCTACTCCATAAGGCGTGAACCAATCGCCTTTTTAAAACCTTTCCAGTGTCATCTTTTATAAGGTCTATAACTTCATCATCTTCACTGTTGTAAACTATTGATAAGTTCCCAACTCTTCCACCCACTTCATTCTGCTTTAGTGAGTGGTTGCCTATTGTGTCACTAGCACAAATTAACCCCCCATTTATAGCCTCATAATAAGTTCCATCTATATAGCAGTCCTTAGAGGGTGCATTTTCAATTGTATATCTGTTTGTATCAGCAGACAAAGAGAACTCTAAGCTATCCCCCAATATTGGAACTTTAGGTGTTATAGTTTCGGTCATATTCGCATAGTGTGGGTTCCCTGACTTGTCAACCCCCAACTTAATCTCTACTTGTGCATCTTGTATCATTGCTTAACTCCTTATTTTTTAAATTCTATCCATGCGTTATCGTATAAAATACCAGTTGGTAAAACTCTATCAGTATTGATTATCACATCGTTTCCACTCTGTGTGATATCTTTGTATGGGATAACTTGACCATTTAGAGTTACAATTAATTTCCCTGAACCGTTGGATATGTCGTCGGTTGCGTCTATCTCTTTAATGGCAAGGGTTGCCCCATCTCCATTTTTGATAGTTACATTTCCCTTTGTGATAGTAGCCCTTAACTCTCCTTTGGTTTCTTGTTCTCCATCGCTTACAGCAAAAGCGTGTGCTTGTTTCAACTCGTTAGAGTAGATTAGCACTGCTTTTCCATCGCTATCTATACTATAAGCCCATTGTGTGGATATTCCCTCATCATCTGTAAAGTTCCCCCACACAATAGAATCCGTATAAGCCTTAGACGCCGAGTAACTCTCTACCTCACTTCTAGTTGGTATCTTATCAGCTTTTGTTATCTCGCTTTCTTTTGCGAAATGGTGGACTACTTTCGGAGTTCCTAATGTTTCAAATCTATTTGTTCCATTATCCCACTTCTTTAATACATTTGTATCATCTACCAAATAGAGAAAATCCTCATCCCTTGGGGCGTTGGTTTGCAAATCTAAATCGTTTGCCATTCTCCATATTTCTTTATTGGCTTTTTTCTGCTTACCATCCTCATAGTAATATAGTTTTCCGTAATGGTCTTTATCTACAAACAAGGTATTTTCTTGGTTCGCATCCTCTCCCTTGGATACAAATTCAACCGACCCAGCCCCAGCCGATTTAATATCTATAAATTCTGTTCCATTCCAATAATAGGCATGGTCATTTGAAGTGTTTACAAATAGTTTTCTACCATTTAAAGGGGCAAAGTCATCACTATCACTTGCTATTTGTATTTCCTCTTCTTGGGCGTCTGCTAACACCTGATAGCTTGTCCCATCCCAATATCTCAACACACCTTTATCATCTAAATATAAAACTCCATCTGTTCCCTTAGTTGGCAACTCGTTATATAATATTCCGTGTGGGATATACTCTGAACCATCAAACATATAAGGGGTTTTAGTGCTTCGGTCAATATATATCTTATCTAGTGTGGCTATGGTCTTGTCTGGGAAATCTTCTTTTTTATCAAAAAATTCAATTCCCCCCTCTTCTCTTTTACCAATCCACGCCCCATCGGTTGCACTGTAATAGAAAAACATATCACGGCTTCTATCCCACGCAATAGCCCCATTTACTGCTGGGTTTGGTGCGTCCTCTATCTTGTCCACCTCTGTGACTATTGGAACTGTTCTATCATCTAAAGCTAGATAATACCCACTTACAACATCATTTACATTTATAGGTTCTCTAAATCTAATTATCTTTCCATCTGGTGCCGTGTAGTCTTCTAAACTCATCCTGATACCATTTAGATACACAGCCAATCCATGGAGTTGATACCCCTCTGGAATTGCTATTTCTGTTACACCACTTGTTAAGTTTTCTACATCAAAGTTTCTTAAATCTCCGTCCCATGTGCTAAACCCTGATACCACATCATCACTATTTAGAGGGTCGGTAAAAGTTATTGTCATTCCGTCAATGGCTTTAAAATCATCCACGGACATTTTAACACCGTTTAGATAGACTTGCACTGTATCAGGGTTATATCCCTCTGGTATTCCTACCGTTGAGGTTGTGCCATCTACATTTATATCAAAGTTCTTAAAGTGTGTTCTTTCTTGCACACTAAAAGGAACAGTAGATAAACTCTTTTGCCATACCTTGCCATCATAGACATACAGAACCTTATCCACTGTGTTCCAATACATTAAACCAACTGATAGCCCCTTACCATCTATATCCATTTTAGGGTGACTACTTCTATATCCTAAATACATATGGTCAAAAGAATTTAAGCAGTCGCACAAGTCGGATGGATAATTTACTTTCTGAAGTTCAGTAGCTAAGAGTCTTTCCGATGGTATTCTGTCCTCTGTGGGAGTATCACTCATCACAGTTACAACAGAAGTTTTATCTACCTTTTTATCACATTCTATTTTTAATTGTTCTTGCGTTACATAACTAGCCATTTTCTAAACTCCTAATCCACATTAATTAAGCCATCATCTAAATAAATTTTCTTTTCTCTTTTAGTGGCTTTATCTATTAGTATAATTTCATCTTTTCTAATCATATTATTTAGTTCCTCTATTTTCTTATCTGCAAATTCTTGCACCTTGGATATAGATAGATTTGTTTTAGAAAAAAGGAGAGTTTTTAACTCGGTATAGGTAGCGTTTAAATGCCCTTTCCCTTTCTCTATTATCTTATCTATCTCCAAAGCTTTTTTATTTATTTTCTCTAAAATTTGATTAACTCTTTCTATATCTAAACTCTTAAACTTAAGGTCAATATCTCTTATGGCTTTATCTCTTAGTTCTATTATTCTTTGTGTTGTATCTTTTAGCTGATTAAGAGAGGAGTTAGCAAGGGCTTTGAAAGTCTTAGTTTGGTGTTGTATTTCTGATTTAAAATCCTCTATCTTTTTATAAAATGTGTTCCTCTCATTCTCAAGGCTATAAAATTGCTGTTGCAGATTTGCCTTTGCCCTCTCTACTTCTTTTTGAATATTCTCTATATTCTCTATACTTTTTATAACTTCCCTAGCTTGGTCTAGCAATAATCTTGTCTCTTCTAATTCACTCTGCTTTATTCTATTAGTAAGCTTATAACTCTCTAACTCTAATATATTAGATTTTTCTACATTATCGCTAAAGTTATATATAGTTACTATATCTTTTGGTTCATTATCTAATATGATATCGTTTCCTACTATATAGAAAGGGGTTATCTTATGTCCAACAAATACAAGGTATCTACCCCCTCGCCCAAATTTCCTATAACTCTTACTAGGCTTAAATTGTCTAACTGTCATACTTATCCTCTCTTTGGCTGTGGTTCAATCTCTAATGTAAGGTTGATTAATTCTATATCTAACGGTTCATTCTCTACACTCTCTATGTATATATCGGTGTTAAAGTTGTGCCCATTTATAACATGCTGTTTATTTGGATATGGGTTTGGTAGAGAATTTATAATATAATTGTCTGTGTCTCTTTCTACTCTTATTTTATAATCTCCATTGGTTACAAAAATCTCTAATCTTTTATACCAATATTTTAGCCATGTTTTCCCCTCTCCCAATAGGTTTTTTGGTAGCTTAATAATAGACTGGAAAGAGTGGGTATTATCCATGTAGCCGTTATTGTCCTCTTCTAGCAAATCGACACCATACGTTCCCTCTGTTCCAACCAATATCAATTTACCCTCTTGAACCTCTAAGCCGTAGATATCAAAAAAGAATGACCATATAAAAGTATTTCCATCCTTGATAACTACAACCTCTTTTAAATCCTCTCTAAGGATAAATAAATAGTTCCTTTCAGGATACACGGCTAAATCCCTAGCCCTCTTAATTAGGTTCCTAAAACTATTTGATATTTCTTGGGTTTGTCCGTTTGGAGTGGTTATATATAACCTATTATCAGCTAGATAATAAACATAGCTTGAAGAGGTTATGGAGGGAGTTATACTAAAATCTGTAACTTTTACTATATGGTTAATACTCTCTCCACTATCTGCGACAAGCCTATTAATATATATACCATTTGTAGTGAAGATAAAAAGCCCATATTGAAAGGTTCCAACTTGTAACACTTTCTCTCTTTTGGATAAACTCATTCCATAAAATAGTGGGTCGTTTGGTAACTCTGTCCTTGCTGTGGTATAAAAGAAGTTAATAGCTTTATCCTCTATTATAGCACTTAAAGAGATACTATCAGCAGTAACAAACCCTAAGCGTCCATTGTAATATACAATATCTTGAATATAATTATCTATAAAAGGGGGATTTGGGGCTGTGGCATGTTTTCCCCTTAACTCCATAAAAGATAAACTAAAGTCTGTATCACTCGTTCTATATAGAGTTAGTGGAGTTGTCCTATTGTCTATCTCTCTATCATCTTGAGGGTCTGCACACTCTATCCATTTTCCCCTCTCATGTTCTACAAAGTATCCGTTACCATTCTCTTTTACCTTTACTATTATATAGCTATTTGGGGATGGTATAGTGGGTTTTGGTAACTTATCAGGTTCCGTTAATTTGACTCCACCTAATTCGATATCTGGTTCACTCCGTGTGGTTTCTACTAAGATATAATCCTCACATCTATTAGACCACTCATATATTTCATAATATGGTTCCCCATCATTCTTTTCATAATAGAACCATTCATAGCTTGAATTATCAAAATCTTGGGGTAAGTCCTCTATTCTCTCCACTTCTTTATATACTAGCTTTTGGGCTTGGTCTCCGTGCGTGTCTGCTACTTGAACACTAGTATCTGCACCTTTTAAAAGCATAATACAACTCCCAAAGCGTGAGGAGTTTGTTATTAAATCATAATCCTTGGTAACTGCTAGTGTATCGGTTCGCTTTGTCCAATGACTTAGCCCATCAATGATTATATGATAAGTATAACCACCATCCAAAGTGGTGGCCTCTTTTACCCACACTAAACGCTTTCTTACGTAGTGAGTTGTTGGGGGATGGTCTAAAGGCTTCATTTTCACTTGCTTAGTTCGATTAATTATAAAAGTGGTATCTTTTACAGTGACACACTTAAATACTTCCTTAGGTGTCATATCCGATGGAAATTGGAGATAGTTATCTAAATCAGCATCACTATTTCCAAAGTTTCTTTTATTAATAACTCTCTCTTTCCCATCATTTCCAACCACATACGCTATACCTTGCCTAAAGCCTAAGGGTAAATCCTCATAAGTTATAATGATTAAATAAGCCTCTTTATTGTCTCCTCTGTCATATGTATATATATAGCTATCCTCTCTTATAGGCACAGTGCTATTAAATAGTTTAGCCCCATTTCTCCTTTTAAGTAAATAGTCCTCTATATATACATTCTCTAACCTATCGCTTTCATTTGCTTTTTGTCTGCTTAGTGGTAATGTGCTAATAGAAGAGGGAAATATATTTTTAGCTATCATCTATCTATACCCCAAAAAGAACGCCAAGAATAATCGCTGTATCTCTTATCTCCAAGATAGTTAAGCCCTTGTTCATCTATATTTCTTTGTATTGCATTAGCTTTTTTTCTAATCCAATTATCTTGAAGTGTGGACAAGGTATCCTGAATATTGCCCCCTAAAGTCGCCCTAAGTTCCCATGCTGTTTGGGCTGTTACTAACTCTATAAAATAGGGTGGTGCTTGGTCTAATGGTAAATCCTCTATTATTATCAATTTAACTCCACTATCAAATTTAAAAGATTTACTCCTAGTGTCATATAGTTTATTATCTATGTTTTTATAGTATTTGTCTCTTCTTAGTCGGTCTCTAAAGCTTAGAACTCCATCTAAGTGAATTTCTCCATTAATGTCTGGTTCTAAAACTGTTTCTGAACTATTCCATCCCCAACCGTTAGCCTCTAGTTCTAGCCTTACTTCATCTATCTTATTAACTACCCTCTGGGCGTCTCTATCTGTGTTTATAGTAGTATCATCGACCATGGGTAAACTTAGGAGTTCTAAAACCTTATTTACCTCTCTAAGAAGATTAAAAGCCATGACTTAAACTGCACTTCTTATCTCTGTTAATTGGCTTGGAACTAGCACACCTAAACCAATAAAAAACTTACCTAATAGTAAATTTCCTAGATAGTCTGGAAGATAATCCACACTTGTCCTAATCCCATTATATAGGTCTAGTCTTCCTGCTACATCTTCTCCATAAACAAAAGCTACTGTTTTCTCTGACTCTCTCTGCTGATTAAATGTATTAGATACAATTATTCTACTAATTCCAAATCTAGCAAGAACATCTACATAGTCTCTATTTGCAAAATATTTACTTAGTAAAATATGAGAGTAATTAGTTGCATTTGTCACAATAGTTACATTATCCCAAATATACCTATCATGTCTATTATCCATAGCCTCAATAATAGCTAATACTATCTGATTTCCTCTCTCCTCTTCATCCGTTGCCGTTGCTATCTGTGGTCTCACTACCACTTGTGCGTTACCCATTCCAACTTTTCCGTTTGTGGTCATTGCTGTTTGGACTGTGTCAAGAACTCTCATATCATATTTTTGGGCTAGAATGTATCCAATCTTTTGAGAGTATTTATCTAAGATATTAAAATCATTTAGCATTACTTGGTTCTCATCTGCAAAGATAGAGAAGTAAGTAACATTATCATCATAATTTAGAAATACATGGTCGGTCTCAATAGTAGAAGTATCCACTTGTGTCCCTGCTGTATGTTGTTGAATATCTGCTAAGTTAGGATTACCAACTAAAGGGAAACTATAACCTAACCCACTAACAGATGGGCTTCTATTGATTGTCTCTACTAATTTTAATCTATCCTCATAAGCGACAATAGTCCTATTTCTAAAGTATAATAGAATATCCTCATTGCTTAAGGTCTTGTTATTATTCTGGGTATCAAAAGCCATTTTATAAAATCCTTTCTGAAAAATATAAACATTGATAAATAGTTGAAAAAATATATGGAGGTTGCCGTCTAGGGTCTCTAATGATATATTGTAACCCCCCTATTCTTAAAAAAATATTTATAGGTGGGTGATGTTTTTTTGTGATTTTATGACTATATAAAGGAAACTATCGCTTCATCTAGTAGTATTTTTAATTTCTCAAGATATATAGATTTTAATTTTTCCCCTTGTGCCTCGGATAATTCTAATAGGTTTTGATACTCTTCTTGTGATAAGTAAATAGTGGTTCTTAAATTAAGAGTGTCTATGTTGAAAAAGTGCCCTCTATCTATATCCTTCAAACTATCAAAAGAGATGCTTTTACTACTATATTTAAATACTAGTTCTACCAAGCTTATAAACAGTTTTAAATCCATCAACATACCTATTTTAACTGCTTTTTGTAAAAAGCCTATATCAGCATCTATATTCTCAATTGTTAGTTTTACTAGGTCTACTATATTACTTCCCTCATTAAGTGTTTCCAAGGTAGCCCCTAGCGAATCCAAGCCAATTCTTGCCCCCTCAAGTTCTAGCATATCCTTTTTTTCTTTTTCTAAGTCTAATTCTGTTTTATTACTCACTGCTATTTTCCTTTCTTTTTAATATCTCTTCTTGTCCCCATATGAGACTACCATATACATATTCTCCATCCTTATTAAGTATTTTGTCTTTCTCGTTTAGCTTATATATGTTTGTTACTCCTTGGCTTATCAAGTAATCAAAAGTGTGTGACTCTACAAGAAAGTTATTTTTTGGATTGTCTCTAATTTCTCCTATAACAGCATTTCCCATTAAAACCTGTTCCCCTCTTAGCACCACAATAGACATATTGTTAGCTGGTAGAATGCTATATTTTCTTGCAAAGCCTATTGTAGTTTTTATCTTGTTTGGTTTAATATAGGTAGAATATATGACCTCTTTATTTTGGTTAATCATTTTTTTATATGTAGCCTCTCTCATTAATTTGGTTCTCCAATGCCCATCTAAGAGTATTGGTGTTTTAAAATTTATTATTCTTTTTCGGTCATCCGATAGCTTTTTTCCTAGCGTTATAGGATTTTCTATCCTTGAATTAATAACGCTATAAAATATAGCTTGTGTCTGTGGGTTTCTCCTTATCCAATTTCTACCATTAAATATCTCTACTACATACACCGAAGCGTAAGGAGTATCCAATTTCCCCAATAGCCTTAAGAATGCTATACTCCTCTCTCCAATTCCTTTCGGAAATTCTGGATTAGGTGGGGAGTAATCATACACCACTCTATACTTTTCGTTTCCGTATGAAAATATAATTTCTGTTTGTATTTTAACTCTTTTTGGTTCGCCCATCTATTTATTTCCTATTAGTAAAACTTCTTTTAGCCTTTGCCATAATAGAGTCCCTAAACGCCTTATCACTGCTAAAACGTGGGTCTCTCATTGCTTGTTGTAGTTCTTTCTCACTCGTAAATTTATCTTGGCTACTACCTAACCTTTGAGTATATGGGTTAAACAGTTGTGAGTCTGGTTGTGCTTGGTAGCCCTCATATAACATCTTGGATATTTTAGCAAGTAAAGAGGGATTACTTTCGTTTAAATTCTGTATCATGGCTTTTTCTTGTTCGGAGAAATAATCCCCACTAAATAATTCGTTAGTAAACTCTACTATCTCGTTTCTTTGTTCTCCTAATATCTCCAAAGCCTCTAATGTCTTCTGTTTAGCCTCTAACTCTTTTAGTGCCTTAGAACTCTCTATATTCGATTTAACTATGTCTATAACCTCATCGGTATATCCTAGTTCTTTTAGTTGCTGTCGGTCTGTTTCCTCTAAGTATGGCTTATTGCTTAGCTTTTCCTCTAATATCTCACTTAGTGACCTCTTGGGGTTTTCTAGCTGTTCTACTTTTTGTTTTAGTTGGTGGAACTCGTTTAATTTTTGATAGTGAGTTTTCTCTAACTCCTCATAAGACTTTTTAAGGTCTTCAATACTTTTGAAATTACGGAAACTAAAAGTTTCGCTACTTTCGGTATTTGTTGGATTATCTCTATTACTTTGAGTAACATTTTCTCCCCCTTGTGGTTCTAGCTGTTGCCCTTGTTGTTGTGTATTTTCTGCTACTTGTCCATCCATTAATATTTTCCTTTCAATACTTTATTTACATCATCATTGCTTACACCCAACTCTATCGCTATTTGTTCTACCTCTTTTCCTTGTTTTCTAAGTCTGTTAACCATAATTATGAAGCTTTTTTTATCCATAAATTTAGCTGTGCTACGATATTTTTTACCTCTATCTTGATATACCTCTTCGCTATCTAAAACCATTTATCTATCATCCCTATATAGTTTAATATTGCACTTATCAACTCGATTTACTTTCCTACAACCATTTAGTTCAAACTTTATCCCTTGGGGTTCTAAGTTAGAGTAATCTATATTATCGGTTTGTGTGCCATCACACGGATAGCATGGTTTCCCTATTCTGTTATCAACATAGACTATTAAACAAGAATCTTTAACTATTGTGTTAATCATTTCCATTTCTCCTTTCTCTCATCTTGTAGCTTTGCCCCATACTTACCATGCGATGGGTCTATCTTTCTATTTTTATATACCTTTGATGCGTCATAAACTTCGCTACTTAATGCTATTGGTATATTAGTATCTTTTTTCTTTTTGGTTATCTCTTTTATATAGTCTATCAACTCTTTTTTAGTCATCTTTTCAAGTTCTTTCATTGTCTAACTCCTTGCTGTGGTTGGTTTTCTAATTGTTGCTGTATCATTGCTTTTTGTAATTGTGTCTGTTCCTCTGCTTGTATCTCCTCTTTATCTTTCAATACCTCATCAGTATTTACACCTATTACCTCGGCATATGCCCTAAATACCTTTTCACTAGATATAAATTGCTGTGCCTCTCCTAATTGATATATAGCCTCTAAAGGGACTAAAGCAGATAGTTTATTTAGCTTATCAAGGTTTCGGACATCCCCAATACCATTAATAAATTCTACCTTGACATCTTTTAGCTTTTTATCTATCTTCATTTTAGATAGTAGCCACTCAAAAACTGGATTTTGTAAAGAGTGTGCAATTGTAATATAAAATCCACCGAACTTTTCACTCATTTCCTGAATTAGGGTTTGTATCTCATAAGCTGTGGTTTGTCTCTCTCTGATTACTCCTACACCTCTTAAAAAAGATGCCGATAATCTTCTTTCTACATTCTCTAAGTTTTGATACACCACATTCATATTAACTTGTTGTGGACTATATGCTACTAAATCCCCATCCATTCCTACTATAAAATCACCACTTTTAGAGTTTTTTACCTCTTCCAAATTATCAGCGATAACCGATGCTGGGTTTACAAGGTGTAATACTTTTGCCCCTTGTTCTGCACTATCTCCCATTCCAACCGATAACTTATCATATAGCCTCAAATCCCCTAGATGTCTATAACAATATCCGTATGAGTAATTAAAGCCTTTTTCCTCATATAATTGGATAGGATAAAGTAAAATACTTCTTACGGTTCTAGTCTTCTCTACTACCTCAAAATCTTCTATATATTCTTTTATTTGGTAGCCTTTATCCACTTTTGTTATTTCTATATAGAACGGATAAACATCTGGGACACTTGAGGGGTCGTATCTATTACTTAATCCCTCTATATATTTCACATATGGGGTATTATCTTCTGGGAGTATAATTATCTGTTTTTCTATTATTATCTTATACCACTCACCATTTTCACGCCTCATTACTACATATTCATCAAGCCTATAAAAAGAGGGTGAATCGTTTGTAAAATCTAAAAGAATATTTCCAGTAATTAGTAGGTGTTCTATGACTTGAACCATATAGCCCCTAATATTATTACTCTCTGCGAATAACCTTATTTGTTCCTCTAATGCTATTAATAGATTTGTAGCTGTTTTTTCCTTTACCTCTGAATTAAGCTTAAAAAAGTTAGTTCCAAAAGGGAAAATGGATTTAACCAATTTACTAGCTAGTGTCGATACTAAATCAGCACCAAGCGATTGGTTTCTAATAATTATATCATCCTCGGTTAATGTGTCATATAAAGTGGATAAGGTGTATCTCTCTATTATCTCCACAACATCTATATATCTTTGCCTATCAATCTTATATCTTTCTAAGTCTTTTAAAAACCCTGATTGTGTGTATTGTTTATCCATCATTTATTATTGTCCAAGTCTATAACAAATATTTGATTCTGGTAACTAGTTTTCTTTTTCTTTTTTGGCTGGTAAGTATTGACACTTGTTAACCCCTTGCTTTCTGTGGTTTGTATAGTGCTAGTATTTGGCTTAGGTGGTGTGAATATTCCCCCCATACTAAATCCTTTCTTTTTCTAGCTTAGCTATTAGTAGTCTTATATATAGTATTACTTCTTGGTTTCCTTGGAGTCTTACAAACTCACTCTTTTTTAGACCCTTTTTTAATGGGATATGGTCTGGAAATTTCTTTAATAGTTCTTTTTCTAACTTTTTTAACGTGTTGTAGTCCATAGAGGATATTATATAATGTGAAGTTTAAGAAGTAGATAGAGTGTGTTTAGTGGGTTTTACCCCCATATAAAGGGGATATTAAGGTTAGAATAATTGTTTAGTGGTTCTGAATCCTGCCGTGTTTCCACTTTCGTGGCCTCCTCCTCCAAAGCGTTCTGCCAATTGTGTGGCTTTTCCTTGGATACTTCTAACTCCATAGAACCATATATCTTTTTCAGGGTGTTTGCTTTGATTTATAGCTATCTCGATATTTGGATTTGCTTTAAGTGCTACATTCAAAGTGTCACTTAGATATATTTTTGGCACATCTCTAAAAAATAGTGCTGATACTCCATCGATAACACCTACTGTAAAATCTTTTGCAAGTTCCTCAACTCTTTTTTTATACTCTTCGTATAAAGGTTTTCCCAACATTACAAGGGCATCCACTCTATTCTCAAATATAGAAGACATAATCACATTATCTGAAGCTATATCCGAAGATTTAACAGCGTGATATATAATATCCGTAGTAGGATTATATTTTTTTATAAAAAGGTCTCTATCTCTTATATATTTAGTAAATTCAAAACAAGCATTAAGTAAATCCCCCTTGTAATTATCTAGCCAAAATAAAGAAGTTCCACACTCTTTAGTAGAGTAATGATACTCTTTTACCTTTGGAGTATATGTTAGCTTATGGTGGTCGTATATCTCTATTTTGTTTCTTTGACTTACTAGAATATTATCATGTTGCTTTGGAGTTGGTGCAATATCAATAAAAATTATCTTGTCCCCTCTAAAAGAGTTAATCAATTCTACTAAACTATTAGACGGTGGGTTAAGTCTTCTATCTGACTCTACCCATAAAGGATATTTGATAACATCTTTGTTTCTATCTAAAAACACATATTTAGTTGTCTTATTATCAAATAAAGGTTTAGCCAAACTATACCCACCTCTTCCATCATTATCAGCCCCATCTACAATCACCATTGTAGAGTGTGGAGTTATAGTCAATGTTTCGTTTTGACTCACAATCATCTCTTTTGTAGTAATTGGTTCTATACCTATCTTGCTGTGTGATATGACACTAACAGTAACCTTATCGTAGTCGAACTTAAAAGAAACAGTAAACATAATCTTAAATTCCCCATCTACAAAGATTTTAGTTCCAACTATTGGGTTAAAGGTCTCGTTCTTTAGGTCAAGAATATCATTATAAAAGTTCTCCAATTGATTGTGTATCTCTCTATCTGTAATAGAAAAAATATCCAAAGCATTATCATACTCATTTAATTTACTA